GCATTGGCGCAGCCGCAAGGTGAGTCGGTCTCCTTACCATGCTGCGGTTATACAAACCCAGAGGCAATTAAGTGGAATCAGTTTAACGGCGTAGTTCAATGCCATAACTGTGGTCAGGTTTACAACATCACCCCGCCATCCGTTGAAGCCGCAATAGAGGCAACGAAAGAGAAGGCAGCGAAGGTGTGCGATAAATACGCTGCTGGTGGTGCTGGTAGCGAATGGGATATGGGGTATTTAACCGCCGCACAAAGCTGCGCCGCAGCCATAAGGGGGATGAAGTGAGCCTACCAAAAGTAACGGACGAGATAATTGCGGAGTTGTGGCACAAGTCTGACCACCACCTGTATAAGTTTGCCAAGATGCTGCGAGAATGGTTGGAACAAAATGCCAGTTGAAGAACACGAAGTACACGAGAAGGTTAAGCAGAAAGCAGGGTTCAAGTACGGATGCCACAACCACAAGCCCTACGAGCAAGGTTATTGGGCGAAGGACGGCTTCCGTATGGAGGAGCATGAGGGGCAGATGTATGGGGTACAGCAATGGAAGTGGGTTGACCACGCTATGAGTACCGAGTGCAGAAGCTTTTATTTGTGGCGGTCTGACGCGGCTTGCAAGGGTTGCAAGGTAGCCAAGGACTATGAGTACGAGCAACTTATGAGGGGATTAAAATGACAAGCGGACGTGACGAGTATTTAGAACGCAAGTGCATCGACTATGATGCCGAGGCGAAGAAGCGGTTTGATTGGTTGAACATGACTGGTGGAACCGCCAAGGATGGGATTACAGTAGAGGACTACTTTGCAGGGCAAGCCATGATCGCCGTAACACAAGTGCTATATGGTCGGTTCTGCAATGGGGATGAGGACGAGTTTCGCTACGGCGAAGTAGCCGAAGTCGCGTATGAAATCGCATGCGCCATGATGCAACAACGGGAGAACGGAAATGATTAAGACAATGCTGGCTTTGATTCTAAGTATTAGTGCGGCTACAGTTTATGCGGGATGCACTACGACCACGCTCATTATGGGTGATGGTATGCCTAAGATTTGTACAACATGTTGCGACGCAAACAACAACTGCAACGTGATTTGTATTTAAGTTCCTCAACGGCAGGGCAGGTTGACTAGAGGAGTCAGCGGGAAAAACTGACCCTGCCACTAACAAGAACTAGGAGAACACAATGAACGCCGAAGACTGGACACCGCAGGAAGAAGAATACTGGCAACATTTGACGGAGACTAAAAACTCTAAAGAACAACTGCGCGTGCTGCAAGCCAAGGGCTATTTCAAAGCCAAAGACAAGCAAGTTGCTGGCACTCACTACAAGGACATGGGTGTAGAGCCTTGGGATGTGGTGGATACGTGGCCTATCGAGCAGCGTATCGGGGCGTACCGCCATGGTGCGTTGAAGTATCTGATGCGGATGGGGTCGAAGGATGAACAGTTACAAGAGATTAAAAAATGTGGGCACTACATTGAGAAGCTTATTGAAGTGCTGGAGGGTAAGTGATGGACTTAATCGTAGTTGACCTAGAAACTTTTTATTCCCGCGAGTTTAGTTTATCCAAACTTACGACCGAAGAATACGTGCGCTCGGACGAGTTTGAAGTTATCGGGCTAGCGGTTAAGCGTAACGACGAAGAAACTGTGTGGCTAAGCGGCACTAATGTACAGATAAAAGAATACTTAGAGGCAAACTATGATTGGGAAAACTCGGCTCTATGCTGCCACAACACCATGTTTGATGGGGCTATCCTTAATTGGCGCTTCGGTATTGTTCCTAAGCTGTTCTTTGATACTCTGTGTATGGGTCGCGCTCTGCATGGTATTGAAGTTGGCGGTTCGCTTAAAGCTATGGCTGAGCGATATGGGTTGGGGGAAAAAGGAACCGAAGTCCTTAACGCCCTTGGAAAACGCCGCAAGGATTTCGACGACATGGAACTCAGTCGATACGGTGACTACTGTATCAACGATGTGGAACTCACTTACAAGCTGTTTCATGCGATGGCTAAGGACTTTCCGAAAGGCGAACTAAAGCTTATCGACCTGACTCTACGGATGTTTATTGAGCCGGTGCTGGAACTTGACCTGACCCTGCTGGAACAACACTTGGATGACGTGCGTGAGCGTAAGGCTAACCTGCTGACCGAGTGCGGCATGGAGAAGGAAGAACTGATGAGCAATCAGAAGTTCGCCGAAGTGCTACGCACCCTCGGGGTAGAGCCGCCGATGAAGGTAAGCCCGACCACAGGTAAAGAAACTTATGCGTTTGCCAAGAATGACGAGGACTTCAAAGCCCTGCTGGAACACGCCGATGACCGAGTGCAAGCCCTAGTAGCCGCACGTCTGGGAACTAAATCGACCTTGGAAGAAACCCGCACCCAACGATTCATCGACATCGCCAAGCGGGGCAAACTACCTGTGCCTATCCGTTATTGTGCGGCGCACACAACGCGCTTCGGCGGTGACGACAAGATCAATCTGCAAAACTTACCTAGCCGTGGTGCTAATGGGGGCAAACTGAAGAAGGCGATCATCGCACCGAAGGGGCATGTGGTTATTGATGCTGACTCGGCGCAGATCGAAGCCCGTGTGCTGGCATGGTTGGCTGGACAGGATGATGTCGTCGAAGCGTTCCGCAAGGGCGAGGATGTGTACAAGAAGATGGCGTCGGCTATCTACGGTGTACCGGAAGACCAGATTACTAAAGATCAACGGTTCATCGGTAAGACGGTGGTTCTCGGAGCCGGATACGGTTTGGGTGCAGCTAAGTTTCAGTTGTTCATGAAGCAGGCCAACGTCGAGATGGACTTGGACGAAGCCCGACGCATTATCAATATCTACCGGAACACTAACGACAAGATCGCCTTTCTGTGGCGCGAGGCACAAAACGCTGTGACTTGCATGACTCGCCGTGACCCCGCACCGCTAGGTCGTGAGGGTGTACTACGGGTTGACCACAACGCCCCCGGAATTATTTTGCCGTCAGGCTTGATGATTCACTACGATGGGCTACAATTTGAAGAAACCGAAAAGGGCGTCGAGTATAGCTACAAGACCCGCAAAGGCCGAACCCGTATCTACGGTGGGAAGGTCGTTGAGAACGTCTGCCAAGGCATTGCTCGGTGTATTATCGGTGAACAGATGTTACGAATTGGTAAGAAGTACAAGGTAGTCCTGACTGTGCATGATGCCATCGCGGTTGTCGTGCCGGAAGACGAGGCTTACGAGGCCCAGATGTATGTAGAAGACTGCATGCGTTGGGTTCCCGACTGGGCCACTGGACTACCCGTGAACTGTGAATCGGGTGTAGGTAAATCATACGGAGATTGCTAGTGAAAATTCCAGCGTGGTCATTCAGCGGTATTAAAGCATTTGAACAATGCGCCAAGAAGTTCTACCACCTGAAGGTGGCTAAGGACTATAAGGAAGCGCCGACTGATGCGACTAACTATGGTACAGAGTTTCATGAGGCTGCGGAGTTGTACATCCGTGACGGCAAGCCGTTGCAGCCTTACTTTAACTACGCCAAGTCCGCGCTGGACAATCTCAAGAACCTGCCCGGTGAGAAGTACTGCGAGTACGAGATGGGCGTCACCGAGAACCTTGAGCCGTGCGGGTTTAACGATCCGAACGTCTGGTATCGAGGGATTGCCGATCTGATTATCGTTGACCGCGAGAAGGGTGAGGCACGAGTGCTGGACTATAAGACCGGCAAGTCGGCCAAGTACGCAGATAAGTCGCAGCTAGAACTGATGGCGCTATGTATTTTCAAGCACTTTCCCGAGGTCAAGAAGGTCAAGGGCGGTCTGCTGTTTGTAGTCTGTAAAGAGTTCATCAAAGAAAGCTATACTATCGACGATGAACCGAAGCTCTGGAAGAAGTGGATCGACAAGCATGGCAAGCTGAAGCTGGCCCACGCCAACAACGTCTGGAATCCCAACCCCTCCGGACTCTGCAGAAAGCACTGTGTCGTATTAGAGTGCCCACACAACGGAAGGAGTTAAGATGCCATACGTAAACAAGCCTCGCCCTTACAAGGCGGAGTACCAGAAACAAAAAGCTCGTGGCGAACACGAGGATCGGATGGAGCGACAACGTGCTCGTCGCGCCATGGATAAGACAGGTAAGGATGCTAACGGTAACGGCAAAGCCGACAAGCGTGAGGGTAAGGACATTGCCCACGTTAAGGCTCTGTCTAAAGGTGGTAGCAACAAGGACGGCGTAAAGGTGCAGTCGGCCAGCGCCAACAGGTCGTTCAAACGTGCATCAAACCACGGCCTCGTATCGGAAACATCGAAACGAGAACGTAAAAAGTAATCCAAGCCCTATGCGTCAGATAAGCGGGTAGTGCCTGACGCATTAGGTTCTAGGGGGTTTTGGAGTGACTTTGCCCCTAGGTCTCCCACCTAACACCCGCAGCGGAGGCTAGCTCCTTGCTCACGGTAAGTTCCCGGCTAGTGACTCCGCACCTACGCGAAGATACATTCGCGGGATTTTTATTACATTGGAAAACGTACACATCATGCAAATCATTGACAACAAAGCACTTCTTTTAACACTTAAAAACCCACAACGGGTAACTACAGTCATCCCAAACAGTCGTGAGTTAGGTGCTAATCAGGTGCTGGTTAAGTGGGGTCTGGATGAAGCACAGGTTCTGAAGAACTTGAAGATCAGCAACGTGCCATCGCCAATCACGGCGCACTACAACTGGCCGGGGCAGTACAAACCGTTTGACCACCAGAAAACTACGGCGGCGTTCCTTACGCTTAATCGTCGTGCGTTCTGCCTGAACGAGCAAGGCACAGGCAAAACCGGCTCCGTTATATGGGCGGCTGACTATCTAATGAAGGCCGGTAAGATCAAGCGCGTACTGGTTATCTGCCCCCTGTCTATTATGGACGCTGCATGGAAAGCTGACCTGTTTAAGTTTGCCATGCACCGCACGGTGGACATCGCCCACGGTGCTAAAGACAAGCGCAAGCGGGTTATCGAAGGCGACGCCGAGTTCGTCATCATCAACTTTGACGGGGTAGAGATTATCCGTGACGATATTGAAGCCGGTGGCTTTGACCTGATTGTGGTTGACGAGGCCAACGCCTACAAGAACGCCCAGACTAAACGCTGGAAGACGCTGAACAGTCTGGTTAAGCCGGATACTTGGCTGTGGATGCTGACGGGTACACCCGCTGCGCAGTCCCCTCTGGACGCTTTCGGCTTGGCTAAGCTGGTCAACCCCGAAGGTGTGCCGCGCTTCTTCTCGTCGTTCCGCGACATGGTAATGGTCAAGATCAACCAGTTTAAGTGGATACCCAAAGAGAACGCCGTCAACACGGTATTTAATGCGCTGCAACCGGCCATCCGGTTTACCAAAGACGAGTGCTTAGACCTGCCGGAAATGACATACGTTAAGCGCGAAGTCGAACTAACGCCGCAACAGAAGAAGTACTACACGCTTCTCAAGAACCGCATGATTATGCAGGCGGCGGGGGAAGAAGTTACATCGGTCAACGCTGCGGTCAACATGAACAAGCTGCTGCAGTTGTCGTGTGGCGCGGTCTATTCCGATACTGGCGAGGTGGTGGAGTTCGACATTAAGAACCGCTACAAGGTGCTGCGCGAGGTCATCGACGAATCAAGTCAGAAGGTGCTGGTGTTCGTGCCATTCAAGCACGTCATCTCAATCCTGCACGACAAGCTAAACGCCGAGGGTATCCCGACCGAAGTTATCAGCGGCGACGTGTCGGCCAAGAATCGCACCGACATTTTCAAACGGTTTCAAGAAACTGATACCCCCCGAGTATTGGTTATCCAGCCACAGTCGGCAGCGCATGGTGTGACCCTGACCGCAGCTAACACCGTGGTCTGGTGGGGGCCGACATCGAGCCTTGAAACATACGCTCAGGCTAACGCACGGGTACATCGCTCAGGCCAGCGCCACCCATCGACTGTCGTGCAGCTTGCGGGGTCGGCTGTAGAGAAGCATGTGTATGCTATGCTTGATAACAAACAAGACGTACACTCACGAGTTGTAGAACTTTATAAACAAATCCTTGACTAAGATAATACATGGCAGTACAATGTAGTTGCTGTAAACGAAACAAACAAATCAAACGTAGCAAATCAAACAACTAGGAGAACATCATGTCAGATACGACAACACTTGCTGTAGAAGTACCCGTTGAGAAACTCGTTCGCGTGTATCTCAAGATGAAGGACGCTCATGCGGCCATGCTGCACGAGTTCCAAGAGAAAGAGGCCACCATCAAAGAACAGATGGATAAGGTCAAGGGTGCGCTGTTAGAACACTGCAAACAAAACAACGTCGAGTCCGTTAAAACTACCTCGGGTACGTTCTACCGTACCGTCACCAAGAAGTATTGGACAAGTGACTGGGAATCGTTCTACGAGTTCGTGAACGAGCACAAGGTTCCCGAGTTGCTGGAGAAGCGTATTGCCCAAGGCAATATGAAACAGTTTCTTGAAGAAAACCCCGATCTGCTGCCCAAGGGGATGAACGTGGATGCAGCGTACACCCTTTATGTAAGGAGAAGCAAATGAGTGAAAAAACTGTTTTTGTTCCATTAGAACGTGTGGCCGAGTGCTTATCGGTCTCGCCATCTACCGTGCGTAACTGCATGAAGGATGGTCGAATCCCAGACTACACGTACTTCAAAGTCGGTAAGAACTACCGTTTTGATCTGGACACCATCATTGCGCTGCTACGCGATGGAAAAATTGCACCGCAGCAAAACGAAGTTAAACAAGAGGTTACAGAAACAGTGCAAAAAGTTTCTAGCACCCCCTTGCAAACTACCCCCTCACCTCAGTTAGAATTTGATTTCGACGCTGACTTAGACATCTAAAAATACTAGGAGAACATCATGTCAGACATGACCTTGTTTCAAGGCGGTACTTCCGTCTCTACCCTTTTCGCTGACGTAGAAAGCAACGTAGCCGCAAACGTAGGCGGTAGTGGTAGCACCAATCGCCGCATCTCTATCAAAGGTGGCGTGTTCCGCGAAATCCTGAACGGTAAAGAAGTGAACGTCAGTGAAGAACGTGCGATGAACGTCGTTATCATCAACGCTTCCAAGCTGAGCCGCATGTATTTCGAGGGTACTTACACCGAAGGCGTGGCACTCAAGCCAACCTGCTGGTCGTCGGACTCGCAAACACCTGACCAGTCTGTACCAGAAGCGCAACGCCAAGCCCGTTCATGCGCTGATTGTAAGCAGAACATCAAGGGTTCTGGTGCTAACGGTGGTCGCTCGTGCCGCTTCCAACAACGTCTGGCACTCCTGCTCGACGGCAACATCGACAAGAAGGAAGTATACCAACTGACGCTTCCGGCAACGTCGATCTTTGGTGACGGTGAAAAGGGCAAGCTACCGCTGCAAGGCTACGTCCGTTATGTCGCTGCACACAATACCCGTGTTGAAGCCATCGTTACAGAGATGCGTTTCGATACGTCTAGCCCGACTCCGAAGCTGGTGTTCAAGCCTGTCCGTGCGCTGACAGATGACGAAGCCAAGGTTGTCGTGGAAATGATTAAAGCACCGGAAACCCTGAAGGCGATTACGCTCAACGTGTCGCAGATGGACGGTGTGATTCCTGCTCCGCAAGCCCAAGCTGCCTTGTTTGCACCTGCGCCAGAGGCTAAAGCTGAAGCTGCACCGGAACCGGAAGTCGAAGAACCGAAGCTAAAGGTGAGCAAGAAGACTGCGCCGCCAGCAGAGGCTCCGAAGGATCTGGCTGATGTAATGGCCGACTGGGACGACTAAGTTTTACGGGGGCTTTCCGGCATCCGTGCCGTCAAAGAAGGAAGTGCCCCCACCCCTTACGGGGCAGGTATCTACGATTAATTTTTATATTTTTTGTGGATTCGAACAACCTGCCCCACCAGAGCAGCAAAGACAAGGCTAGGTAGCGCAACCGAAAAGGGAGTTCGCCGCACAACTCCCCTGCCTCTGTCACCTCCTAAAATGTGCGTAGCGAAAGCGGCAGATGAATACAACTATAACTTTTCTGAGAGCTGTACTAGGAGATATCGGGCATTACTGCATTGTCGCCATCAAGGGGACAAAACGCATTCAGACTTTTTACAGTACGATTGATAGTGCTGTTGAAGCCGCGACCAAAGCAGACGCCGATGGGTTTGATGCCTACTATGGCTTAGCAACATTCAAGACCGACGCATCGCGTACTAACAGTAACGTGGAGCAGATGCGGTCGTTCTACCTTGACCTCGATTGTGGGCCGAACAAAGACTACCCCGACCAACAAACCGCGCTTAACGATCTGCGTCGGTTCTGTAAAGAACTGCACTTGCCCCGCCCCACGCTGGTTAATTCTGGTCGTGGTATCCACGTCTATTGGGCTTTGACCGAACCTGTTTCACGTGAAACATGGCTACCCGTAGCTGAGCGTCTGAAGTCGCTGTGCAAGGACAACAACCTTCTGGCTGACCCTGTAGTTACGGCTGACTCCGCACGTATCCTGCGAGTGCCGGGTACACGCAACCACAAGGACGCAGATCCAAAACCGGTTCAGATACTGGGCAACGAGGCTGCGGCTATCACTTTCCAATCGTTCAAAGACATACTTGGCGAAGACCCGTTCAAAGAAGCACCACGTCTAGGCGGGGCTGATCGGAGCGCGGTAGCTGACGCCCTGATGGGTAACTACGTCAGCAACTTCAAGACCATTATGCAGAAGACCGCTAAGGGTGAAGGCTGTGAGCAGCTAAAGATAGCGTACATGCAGCAAGAGACTATCGCCGAGCCAGTCTGGAGAGCCGCCCTGTCTATCGCTGCGTACTGCGAAGACTCGGAGGAATCAATCCACAAGCTGTCGTGCAAGCACCCCGGATACTCATTCAGTGAAACTATCAAGAAAGTTAATCTGATTAAGGGGCCGTATCGCTGCATGCGGTTTGACGAGATTAATGAAGGTGTCTGCCCTAAGTGCCCCCATTGGGCTGGTGTTAAAGCTAATCCGAAGCAGTCTCCGATATCACTAGGGCGTGAGGTTAAGGAAGCTACCGAAGCCGACAATGTGGTTGAGGTTCCGGCAGAGTTTGCCGATGAAGAAGTCGCCGAGGACGGCACAATTACCCTCATGCCTTACCAGATTCCAACCTACCCGAAACCCTATTTCCGTGGGGCTAACGGCGGTATCTATAAGCGCACCAAGAACGAGGATGGCGAATACACCGATCAGATTTTGTATCACCATGACTTCTACATTGTTAAGCGGGTACGCGACCCTGAATACGGGGAAAGCGTAGTCTGTAGGCTACACCTACCACATGACGGCGTTAGGGAATTTACATTGCCTTTAGCCGCTGCTACATCAAAGGATGAGTTCAAGCGGATTCTGGCTACCAACGGTATTGTTCTGATGAAACCGGATGAAATGATGGGATACGTAACTAGCTGGGTAAACGAATTGCAAATGAAAACCGTAGCGGAAGAAGCTCGTCGCCAGTTTGGCTGGACTAAAGATATGGAGTCGTTCGTGCTGGGCGACCGTGAGATATTCCCTGACCGTGAGGTGCACAACCCGATATCGGCAGCGACGCGTGACTTATACCCACACCTGACCCGCAAGGGTACGCTAGACGGTTGGAAAGCAACCATGGACTTCTACAACCGCAAGGGTTTCGAAGCCTATCAGTTTATGGTGGGAATCGGTTTCGGCTCTACCCTTATGGAGTTGACCCCGATCAACGGCGTCCAGTATCACTTCCATAGTAAGGACAGCGGCCTCGGTAAAACAACCGCCATGGTTGCAATGATGAGTATTTGGGGCGACGGAGAGAAGTTGCTGTCCAAGCAGCGAGATACCCACAACTCCAAGATGAACCGTGCCGAGGTGCTTAAGAACCTGCCGCTGGCGCTGGACGAGCTGACTAACGGAACACCACAAGAATGTAGCGACACTTCCTACGAGATTAGCAGTGGCCAGCAACGTAACCGACTGAGTTCGCGGGGTAACAACGAGCGCTACCGTGGGTTCCCATGGAAGCTGATTGTGCCAAGTACGGGCAACGCTGGACTTATTGAACGTATCAGCCTGTACAAGATGATGCCCCGTGCCGAAGCTATGCGTATTTATGAGCATCGAGCTACCAAGATTATCTTCAAGACCAAGGCAGAGACCGATGAGTTTAGTCGGGCATTGAAGGAAAATTACGGCCATGCCGGGCCGATCTTTGTGCAGTTCGTCATGAAGAACATCGACAAAGTCACAAAGATGCTGGAAGAAGTGCAGCGTCGGATTGACGTAGAAGCTGGCCTCGGTGCTGAACACCGCTACTGGTCTGCTCTGATGGCCTGCACCCTGACCGGTTTGATTATTGCCGCTAAGCTTGGCCTGATTAACTACGACACTAAGAACCTGTACCACTGGATTATTTCTGACCTACGTAAAGCCTCTGAGCGCGTCCTAGAACTGGCTGATGATCCTATCGCTACCGTCGGTGAATACGTGGATGAGAACATCAACAACATCCTGCGCATCAAGAGCAGTATCGACCTGCGCCGGGACGATATCGGTAATGGCGGGGTTTTGGAACAGATCATCCAACCAGACGGGCAGGGCGTACGCGGTAATCTAATAGGCCGGTACGAGTACGATATTAAGAAGGTGTACTTGGCGGTTAAGCCGTTCCGTTCATGGTGTGTTAAGCACCAGATCAACTATGCCGCAACCGTTGACGCCCTAGTGAAGTCCCATGGCGCTATTGCTAGTAAGAAGGTACGGTTAGCTAGGGGCACCCATATGAACATATTGCCGGTAGCCTGCGTGATTATCCCTGTCGATCTGGACGCTGCCGTGGGGGACGCTGATGCAGAAGCTGGCACTGACGATTAACGGGGTAACGTATGAAATTCCTTGGGAAGAAGTCGACGTAGGCGACTCTTTCTTTATACCCTGCGTGGATACAAGCGCCGTTATTGCGCGTATGCGACATCGAGTCCAGAAGTTTAACTGGGAGATGACATACGATATACGCATAGAGGCTGGCAAATGGGGGGTACGCTTCTGGCGTACGGTGTGATACAGTTTCCCCTGTACGGCCCTCCTGCTGTACGTTCTCCTAGTCCCCCGGACTATTTCCCCCGCCAAGTGCGGGGGTTCTTTTTAGTCCTCGGCGTCGTATTCCGCAATATTAGACATGAGTTCGCCACGCATATTCTTACTGATAGTAATGCCGTGGTACATGGTGGCAGAAGTTTTCATGTGTTGCGCCATAGAGTTCTTGATTGTTTCACCAGTAATAGCGGCACCGGGGTGCTTCTGGCTGAACTCTCGCATCTTACCGAACAGCTTTTCCATCGACGCCGAATCACCTTCGCGCAGGGCAATGTAGTACTGCCGTAGCATCTTGGTGCGTTCTTCGTTTACCTTGCGGTCGATCTTCTTAACTGCGGCGTTGCGTTCTAGCTGCTGAATGTAATCGGCAGGAGCAAAGCCCAGTGCTTGCGCAAATACATTCCACGGGCCGACTTCCCCAGTAACCGGATCACCACGTAGCGTCTGAGTGCCTTCGGTTGCGTAGCGCATAGCCTTCAGGCCATTACCGATAGCTGACGGCAGGATTTGTTCCACCCCACGCTGTACTTCGCCTTCGCCGATTAGGTTCAGGCCACGCTCGACACGGCTAGCGACGCCGAATACTGGGCCGCCCATGGTTTCCATTAGCGATTGAATAGCAGTCTGATCCTTATTGTAAGACTGATCGCGGAAGATCAGATCGGACAGACCGACACGCCCCGAAATCTCAAGCCCCGTTACAGCGTTGACCGGCCCCTTATAGATGGTGTCACCCATCCACTTACGGGTGGAAGTCTCAAAGTCGTCCTCGTCGTCATCACGGAACATATTGAAGATCATGGCAGCGACACCAAACAACGGCACGCCCTTGACCCCGGCGATAAGTGCAGCAGACCCGTAGATACCACCGATCTGGCGCATTGCTTGTTTACGCACTTCCGGATCAGCCGACTTCAACGCCTCCTTGGCGGTCTTGAACATCATGTAGTACATCGAAACGCCGTAGCGCTTAAACATAAACATGACCTTGCCAAGTGGGTTTTGAGCCAGACGAGGTGCAGCGGCAGCAGCTACACCGCCGTTAGTAAGTTCTGTCACGTAGATAGCGTCGTGGGCAGCCTGTTCCATCTGTTCTTTGGTAGCCGACTTAACGTCCTTACCCTTACCGACCAGCTTTTGTAGCTCTAGTTCGTAGGCTGCAACCAAAGCTACCTGACGGTTCATACGTTCGCCGTGGTGGAAGATCAAACCAGAAGCCGCATTGACCTTAGACAGGATACTGTCGGACTCATCCACGTCCAGCACGTCGTAAATCTGAGATCGGTTAAGTTGGCCCTGCTTACCGGCTACATCGACTAGCGTCTGAATATGCTTTAGCTCAGGATTCTTACTGAAGTCATAGTTGTCGATAGACCAGAATGCCTTGACCTTACGCTTCGTTTCGCCGGATTCGGTTGGGATATAGGTTTCCAACGTGCGCTCGGTGCCACTATTAGTAAATATTTTAGCCGCCCGGCCAAGGGCACGGGTAGTCTCGGAGTAACCGTACTTACCACCCAGATACGGCATAACAACCAGCGGAATCTGCGACAAGTTTACGATAGCCGACGAGATGTTGAACCCCAGCGTCATATTAAAGCCAATCGACGTAGCGACCTTAGACCAGTACGGCACCTGCGGAGACATAGCGAAATCAATACGTTTCTCTAGTTCGTCCCACATATCGACCGTAGCTTGGTCACGGTGCTCACGCACATACTCTTTCAGCTCATCTCGCAGCGCAGCAAGCTTAGCACCGTATTCCAGATTTGATAGCTGGCGAGAGATGCTGTGTGCCTTGGACTTAAATGCTTGGGCGGCATCCATATCAAAACCCAGCGTACCCTTACGAGTTCGGAAGGCTTGGGCAAACGACGACTCCGGCAGGGTATCCAGATAGATACGCATGACCTGCTCAATCGTTTCCGTATCAACCCCGTTAGACTCCATGGTCTTAATAATTGAGTTAGCAAACGATGTCGGCGGGGCGTTCTTAAACGAACGCATGTTCAGGCGGGCGAGTTTCTCGATGCTATCTACCTGCACGCCTTTAGTTTCTTTTAGCTGCTCGATAGCCAGATCGCGCTCACGTGCAGATTGGAACGCCTCGACATAGGGCTCGGTCGTACGGGTGCGCTCATTAAACGCGTTATAAGTCAGCCAGTATTTGCCAGTACGGGTAAGGGGGAAGTACGGCTCCAGCCCGCCACGCTCGGCTAGCTTACGCATTATCTCACCCTTAACAGTCTCGGCGATGGTCTTATCCGACAGCGACGCGTCAATGCGGCTCTGGATAATGCCAAGAATCTCGTCGTACATCTTGCGGTAGGTATCCCGCATCATCTTGTACATAGCCTGACCTTCAGAACCGATGGCCTTCCAGTCAGCTTGCAGGGCATCCCATTGAGCTTGTTGCTCTTTAGTCTTGTAGTCCGTGCGCGGTTTGCTAGGGTCAACTTGGTCGAGGGTGCTGTTGTACACCGAGTTGTTGAACGCCCGCTTAACCGCATCGGTCTGTTTGGCTTCCCAGCGAGATACGTCCATGATGCTATTGTGCAGCGCATCGTTGCGACGGCTTTCAGCAGCGGACTTCTCGTTGACCAACTTATCAACTTCCGGGGCTTTCGGGATGTACTTCTTCGCCACATCGACAAGTGCGTTTAATGGCAGTGCGGCACGGATAGCTTCTTTGATCTTGTTCGGTGCAGTGCCAGTGAAGAACTCGTGGTAGGCATTAACATCTGGGTTATTTGGCAGGATCTTCTTGGCGTTAGCCACCATGCTATCGACCCACTCACCGCCTTTACCCAGCAGCGACTTGGAATACAATGCGCCAGCATCACGGGTTTCTGGGGATGGGGACAGGATAGCTGAGATTAACTCATCTGCCTTATCGAACGATGTCAGACCCGTCGGCTCCATACCAATCATGCGGCGCACAAAGTTCTGGATCGTGTTGCTAAACCGCTGCCATGCCGTGATCGGCTCACCCTTCGGGTTGATAGCTTGTAGCTTGGCTTGGAACTCTGGGTTACTGAAGGCTTCCGATACAAACTCGTCCAGCGAAGTAGCGCCATAAGCGGTATCCAGCGAGCCCTTAACTGAGTCGTACAGGGCTTGAAGCTGGCGTGTAACCGGGTGCGACTTATTAGCCAGCACGTGCGATGTCGCTGCGTGGACTGCTTCATGGATAACCGTGTGACTACTTACGCCAGCCTTGGAGTCCAGCTTGATCGTGTTAGTGGTCGGATCAAACAGGCCAGCAACGGGCTTACCTGCCTCATCCTTAAGGTTAGTTACAACCTCAACCTTGGTGTCTTCGATAGCGTTAGACAACTGACGCGTAATGCGGCCAGCTATACCGTCAAGGGATCCGGCTAGGTTGAGTAATGCGCCCTTTAGGTCGCCAGACTTAAGCTGTGCTTGGATTTGTGGCGACACGTCCGGGGCTAGGGCACTAACACCTTCCAGCTTCTTGGACTTCTTAGCAGCCAGAATTTCTGCCAGAGTCGGGCCAGTTGATGCCTTAGTAGCCTTATCAAACGCTTCCTGCCACTCGTTAAGCGCGATCTTCTGTTCTTTGGCCTCACGTTCTTCACGAGTCTCTTTTACTGCAGGCTGTGCCGGTCTTTCTCGTCCTGTAGGTTGTACAGGAACCCGCTTAGTATCTCCCAGTCCAGCGGCTTTAGGTGCTTCAGCTCGGGTGGCACTAGGAGCAGGGGCTCGTCGCTCTCCGCGCTCTCCCACAGTACTTTCAGGGCTAATTCCAACTCTTGCGGGCTCAGTTCTTGTGACTGCACTTTCTGCCTCCTTTTTAGCCTTACGGGTTTCGGCAGCCTTCTTAGCACGGTCGGCTCGGGCTTGCTTTTCAGCTTCTTGCTTTGCAACGGTCTCTGCCTTACGACGTTCAACTTCTTCTGCGGTCGGGGGCAAGCTAGTCTTGCGGGGCTCACCCTTCTTGGTAAACATATCCGGCTGAGTACGGAAGATGTCAGACTGAATGAAGTTACGTACAGCTTGGCGTACCGGTGCTTTGATATTCGGATTGAGGGCTAGCTCAGCCAATTCACCACGAACCATCGTGCGCTCAGCAGGGTCGACTAGCGACTTACCTTCGATGCGCTTCCGAATCGGCATGCGTGGGCCGAGGCCAAACCCGTCTAGCATCTCACCAGTAACAGTTTCACCAACGGGCATCTGGGCAGCTGCAGCTTGTGCCTCAGCCATCTTAGCTTCTTCAGCCGCACGGATTTCGCTAGGCTTAGCTTTCGGGATACCCTCCAACGGCAACTGCCCCGGCGGGGTAGGCTTGGCACCCTTCTCAGGAATGAGGGCTTCCATCGGAGCGTTCTCGGCGCTGACATCTACCGGGGTAGCTTCGACTTCTTTAGCGACAGGCTCGGCCAGTTTGACGTCAATGGCACGGTTAATCAGGTTCTGCTCTCGCTCGGTAAACGGTGTGTCCTTGTTGTAACCTAGAGAAATCAGATATTGCGAGAACAGCTTGGGGATGTTCTTAATCTTGGGTTCTTCGATAACCTGACGGAGTGCTTCGATACGCTCAGCTTCTTTAGCCTTGATCTCACCTGTTTCTACCCTAGCATCGGTTTCGGCAATATCAGACGCCATTTTTAGCTTGGCGACTTCGAGATCCTTCTCGGCCTGTGTCAGATCCTGACGTGCCTTAACTTCTTCCTCTTGGCGGTACAATTCTTCAATCTGCTGCTCAAGCGTTTGGCCTGTGGATAGGTCTAATTGACCTTGTGCTTCAGGCACCGCTTCGGGGGTGATAGCTTTTTCGGGCTCTACAACGCCGGGTTCGGTTGGGGTAGGGGCGGCTTCAGGGGTAACACTAGGTGTGATACCTTCGCCTGTCGGAGCAACACCGGGCACAGCTCCCGGCACAGCACCTTCTGTAACCGGTGCGGCTTCTGGGGTAAACAATTCACCCTGAGCCAGCGGGCCTTCCGGGGTAACGCCGGGAGTGTAACGTTCTTGTGCGGCTTTCTGTTCGGCTGTAGCTTGTTTAGTAGCCATAGACCGGGCACGGCGACCCAGTGCCAGATCGGTAAGTCCTTGGACTAGACCACCAACGCCCGCACCGTAACCAAACGATTCACCTGTGCCAGTAAATACACCTTGCTCTGGGTTATAGAGACCCTTCTCGACAAGGTTTTGTGCGGCATTAGACGCAGCTTCTTGGAGACCTTCTGCGCCACCGGTAGCAGCGGCACGTTGCAGCTTACTAATGATCCCTTGAGCCAGCGGCTTGCCAAGGTTTTCTACGAATTTGAATACCGGGAGTACTTCGGTAGTGCCAATGAGGGCACCGAGTCCTGTTGCGGCAGCGCGCTCACCTTCAGTAGCACCGCCTTGTTCTGCACGGGTGCGTGCCTCCCCTGCACCAGCAGCCATACCAACCCCGCCAGCAGCAACACGACCAGCAGTGCCGAGAGGGCCAAGAGCAAAGAACGGTAGAGTAGACCCAAGCGCTTCACCAAACTTACGGCTAGTAGCTTCTTCATACCCCTTCTCCGGAGTAAATGGTTCTTGGAAATCTTTACTAACTTTAGCCAGTGTTTCGCGTGTACCCTTCTCTACGCTTTCTGGAAGAAGGGCGCTGATACCAGTTCCTACAGATTCTAAAAGGCCAACAGCACCGGCTGGTACACCTTTCAAAAATTCTTTTGCGTGACCGCCAACGGTTGTTTCAGGTTCGGGTTGGGGTTGAGCAGGAACGCGCAACTGCGCTTTAACTTGCGCGATTACGTCGTCCCGTGTAGCGCCTTCCGGGCCTTCGATCTGATATAAATTACCGTCCGGCCCGGTTACTTGATAGAGCGCCATAGTACCCTCGTGCGATTACTTAACTTGCTCTACTTTACCCCAACCAGCGTTACTTGACGAGCTTTGTTGTGTAGGAATACCAGCTTTAACTGCAGCAGCTTGCTGAACCGATTTCCACCGCTGTTGGACAGCATCGATACCAAGTTGACGATCAGATTCCAGCTGAGCCATAGCTGCTTTACGTTCCTTCTCTGGCAGGTACTGGATTTCCGATTTTGCCTTCTGGTATGCGGTTTCAACGGCCTTGATACCTTCTTGCTCGCCCTTCAACGCGGCTTCGTAACGACCCATAGCTTGATTCTGAGTCATGGCCTCACGTTGGATCTGGTTGGCTTCACGTGCAGCGGCGGCATTAGCCATCGAAGCAGCAGCAGAAATCTGGGTGCTAACAATACCGGCAGCGGATGCCATGCCTTGTTTCTGGATGTCGCCTTCTTCCTTAGCAGCCGTTTGGCCTGCCTTGTATACATCCTCACGACCCTTCTGGGTCTTACCCATCATTTCTTCTTCTTGCTTCTGTTCTTCGCCCATGCGCTGACGAGCCAGTTCACGCATCTTGATGTCATAGTTTAGGGAACCCAAACCAGCACCGGCCAACGTCTGACCAATAGTGCTACGACCAGCAGCGGCAAGCAAACCACGAGTTAGAGACTCGTCACGTAGACGCTCAGGGTCATACAGTTCTTTGTTGCGAGCCTGTACATCAGCGAGCATCTGCTTACGGCGAGCCGTTTCTTCTTCCGTTGGCATCATGTACTTTTCAGCCACACCACGTTCTTGTTCGGCAGCTTTAGCACGGGCTTCAGGATCAAGCGATTTCTGCATCAGACCACTGAGGATGCCGCCTAGATTACCCAAACCACCTGTAGGAGCAGCGGGAGCACCGCCGGGCGCAGCAGCCGGAGCCGGACGAGCTTGTGGGGCACGAGCCGGAGCAGGTTCTTCTTCCTGTGGAGCAGCTTGACGTGCTGCAGCAGCTACTGGGGTAGGCGCACGCGGCGCTGTTGCGCGTTGTAGATTCTGGGTGCCTTCTTTCATGGCACGGTATTTATCCAGATCAACCGCGGCTTCCGACGTACCGCCCATTGCACCGGCAATGCGAGTGCCAAGCCCTTGCAAGCCACCGGCTTCAGGGTCAAAACCGTACTTATCTTTGAAGTACTCGCGGAAGCTATTTAGGCGATCCGCAGCTTGAGCTGGGTTAGCAGGATCGTAGTTGCCGTACTGCTTAGGATCGACATAATCACCATCGGCAAAAGCCACGATGCCACCGGCAGCCATAGCCTTGGGGGTAGCCACATTCGGTGCAGGAAGATTCGGTAGGCCGCCTTGAGCCGGTTGTTGGGCAGGGGCCATACGTGGGGCATTACCGGACATAACGTTCTGCAGGTTTTGGTTACGTTGGGCAGTTTGTTGCTGCATTAACGCACCTTGCTGCTGCATAAGTTCTTGCTTATTAGTCTCTAGCGCTTCTTGCTCACGTTGTTGAGCCACGGTAGCCGGTTGGCCTTGTTGCCCGGCCATCTCCAACTGCATTTCACGCGCTGCAGCTTCGCGCTCGGTCTTAAGTTTCTGGAGCGCCAACAAGTCGATGAGTTCTTTGCTCATCTGATACTTCTTTTCCAATGCCTGCGGATTACCCCGGTAGGCGTCTACACGTGCTTGAACGCTATCAATGCCGTACATAATAGATCCTTATTTGCCACCGAATAACGTGTTATAGAGCTGCTTGATACCACCAGCAGAACCCAAGGCTTCAGACAGTGCACTCGGTTGCTGGTACGTATAAGACTGCGTAGCCAGTGGTAGATTTTGCAGGAGCGATTGCAGGTACTGAACTTGCTTGTACGGGTAATCGCGTTGTTCTTGGAATTGTCCGTAATCGGCGGTAATGCCTTGCTGTTGAATGTCGCGTTGCGTTGCGCCGGCAGCAGCTTGCGCACCCAGCCCTGCCAGACCATAATCTTGTGCCTGTTTAGCCGCGGCCTGTTGGCGAGCCTGCTCGGTATTAAACTGTTCTGCACCTTTGGTGTAAGCCGTTTCATAACCTTTACCAGTAATCAACGCCAAATTTTGCAGGAGATTACGCTGGTTCTCCGATTCCATCAGCGCTTGACGGGATCCACCATAAGCACCGGCACGAGTAGCAGCGGCTTTATTTTTGAGATTTTCGATTGTCGATTGGCGACGCGCTTCTTCAATCTGTGGGTTCAGGGCTGTCTGTACAAAGGGGTTCATGTACTGTTGAGCCACACCCTCTGTAGTGAACGAACCCGGAGTAAACTGGGTTTGCTGTCCGGTAGGCAGTGTTAGTCCCGCCAGTCCAGTCCAAGCCTGAGTCTGAAGCCCCGATGGGGTAGCCGTTAGCGGCCCAGTATAAGCTTGGTAGGGTGTAGACGCTGCGGCCATACCGCGGCCAAGCATCTCAGTAACATAAGGGCCAGCCCAGTTAGACAGGGCCGATTCCGTCCCAATCTTTTGACCAACAAGAGGATCAATATTTGTAGTCGTAGCGCCTGTAGCGCCAGTATTGGTATTTGTTACGTTAAGATCTTCAGCCATGCTTCACCTCAACCGGGCAGAAACTTGTTCGGATTAATCTGTTTACCCTGTTTCTTGGTACCAGTCCGAGCTTGTCTAATTTTGTCCATCATCGAGTACAGGCGGTCTGCACCTGCTTCCGAGTTGCCATTGCCGAGGTGGCTTACTACATCTGCTGGGATCACGAACTCGCCGTGACTGAGCTTTGCTGGCTGCTTATCAGCGATTGTAGCAGGAATCTTGTCGGCCATACCATCTGTATTACCTGCTAAGTATTTGCCACCAGCTAAATTAGCAATGCCACCCTGTGCAAAGTTTTGGTAAGTATATGGTAACGTATCATCACCTACATCAATCGTATTAGGATTAATAATCCCACCATTGGCATAACCCCATGCCGGGTTTTTGGTAACAGCCGCAGGATTTGCACGATTGGCTGCTGCTAAGTCTTCAGCTTGTTTAGCCGCTGTTTCTTTAGCTGCGGCTGTGTCGCCCGATACATATTGTGCAGGGGTAAAGTAAGTTTGCCCACTGCTACCGGGTTGACGATTGGGGTCATACGTAGGGACTTGGCTACGAACCATCGTATACGAAGGGATATTACCTTGGTATCCAACTGGTTTATTATTAGCACCGGCTTTTAACGCACCGTATAAACCACCGCCAAGCGCCGCGATATTGCCCCAATTAACGTTACCTTCTTTATCGGTAAACGCTTTTTTAAGTCCACCCCACAAGGAACCACCAAGAGATTCTGCCAACCCAACTAGACCACCTACGTTAGGGGCACTTGGGTCAATGCCAAGCGTCATTGCTTTTTCATTAATAACGCCAGAATCCAGATTACCACTTGTAGCATCGGCACCGCTGTAGATAACATTACCAGCCGAATCTACCCACCCCTTATCAGGGTTCCAAGCTAGTCCAGAGGTAGAACCACCAGAAGAATCATCCCCACCACCAAACCAACCGGTGAACGTATCCCACCAACTCGAATCTGTAGAAGTATCATCAGCCATGTTATTTACCTCGCAAAATGCGGATTATCTCGTCCATATCGGTGTATTCTACAGCACCGCCGACGTTGTAAACATACTCATTAGACCCTTTTACTTTACCAGATGCAAGCTCAGCTTGATGTTTAGCACTGTATCGGTCGCCAAAATCGCCAGACGCACCCGCTGTAGATTCATAGGGTGACTTATAGAACGCTGACTGTTTCGGGTTAGCAAAAATGTCTTCGAAGTTGTAAAAGTACTCAATGGGTTCCGGAGGCGGAGTTTTAACCTCCACTTGTTGTACCGCAGCAGGTGCTACCTGCGTTACAAAGTTTACTAAGTTATTGTAATTTTTAGCTTTTTTAGCTTGTTCAAGTTCTTCTGGGGTAGGGCCGCTGTACCCACCGCCATCACCACCGCCACCACCACCGCCACCACCACTTTGCCCGCCCGGTACACCTGTATCTGTGGCTGGGGCGTACTGAGTAGCGATATCCGTAATGGTCGAGGTACCTTCTTTAACGCTGCTGGTTAGTTGTTCTAACGTGCCGGCATCGGGTACAGTACCTGTTGCTTGCTGGTATGCCTGTGACACTTGCGCACGAGTACTATTAGCTACTGCAGTTTGATAGTCCGCTAAAGACATTTGACCGCTATTAATTTCAGACACACGTTGCGCTAGTTTGTCAGCAGAGATGTCTACGCCAGTAGCCGCTTTGTACGCTTGCGCTACTTGTGCTTGAGTGCTATTAGCTACGGCGGAGCTGTACCCAGCCAAAGTATTTTGGCCGCTAGCGATTTCACCGGTACGCAAAGCAAGTCTATCTGCGGGCATATCCAACCCGGTAGCATTTTTATATGCTTGGGCTACTTGGGACTGTAGTTGCTGGCTATTTGTCGCGTATGTCTTGGCTTCTGGAGATCTTTGCAGCTCCGTAGCCAAACCTTGCACCGTGGTATACCCAGAGTTAATCGCATTAACATAGGAGTCCAACTCTTGTTGGGTAGGAAGTCGTCCAAGATACCGCTGGTAGGTATCAGCAACTTGGTTCTTAGTAGTGCCTTCAAATAATGACTTAAGCTGTTGGTAATTTAGCTCACCGCTAGTAATTTGTGCGGTACGGGTAAGCAGGTTTTCCATGGGCATTTCCAGCCCAATTACCTGTCTGTACAAATCCCCTACTTGTTTTTGTGGTTGCAGTACGTCGTTAACCAGACTATCAAACGTAGTATTTTGGTCAGTAACTATACGGTTAACCAAATCGGCAGTGCGATCTTCAGGAGCTACGTAGTCCTTACCATAAACTGCGTCGATAGCAGCTTCTGCAGCTCGTGCTGCATTATCTGTACGGAACTTCTGCAGGGATTCAGATTCTTTTACATCGCCGGTATACGGTTGCAAATCTGCTAGGGTTATGTCCCCCAAGCCTAATTTTTGTGCAGCTTCATATACTTCGCCAAGATCAGTAGTAGCCTCGTCTTGAGCACGTGCAGCGTCTGCAGCTGCGTTAGCTTCTTCCCGTAGTTTGTTCAGCGTAGCGTTATCTTTGCCAGCGTCACCAAAATACCCACTAAGAATTTCTAATTGCTGTGTTTTGTCAGTAATACCTAACTCTTGTAACGTAGCAAGGGTATCTTGGATAATGTTTTCGCTAGATGCTTTTAGTTCGCTTTCTAACTGTCCAGCAGTTTTACGCCCGCTATTAAGCTCGTCCAACTGTTGTTGGCGCTCAGCAGCTTCGGCATCTCGGTTTAAGATATTCCTATACAGAGTATCAACTAAAGCTTCGTTACTTATTTTGCTAAGGCGTTCTTCCGAGTTAAAAAACTCTGATTTCATTTCTTCGAAACTACGCCCGCGTTCTAGTTCCGCTAAACGGTAGTTAAGTTCTTCTTGTGTAGCTTCACGGCCAAGAACGTCTTTAAATAACGATTCGACACGTCCGGTACGTGCTTCGGTCGAGTTGTAAACCTGATTAGTTAAGATGCCTATATCGGTTACACCGGATTTAATATCCCCAATACTTCGCACCAACTCTTCATTAGTAGGAGCGCGATCCAGTACTGTTTGGTACAAGTTTTTGATCTGTACATACGGATCGCTGTAGATTTCCGCGGCAATTTCACGGATTATTTTTCCACCAGCTAAGTCAGCCTTAGCTTTAGCCATTTCTGCTGCAGTCGGCTCATGCCCCGTCATGTCGATATACAACTGACGTACTGTTTCTTCTTTAGTATCCGTAACGGCTTTAGCGGCTTTTACGGAGTCCATAATAAAGTCAGTACCAGATTCAACCTTAGCGGTGGCAACATCTAACGACGGGCCTCCAACAGTGCCGGGGGTAGAAAACGCATACCCAACAGTGCTAGGCCCACCAGTAATAAGATCTTTCAGAATCGGTGCCGTATCTTTTGTCAGGTTATATATAAAATCGCCCGATACGTCAGCACCGGTAAGCGCTCCGGCAACACCACCTCCAGCGATAGCCCCCATGGTAGCGGCTTCGGCAATCTCTTTGGGTATATCCCGGTTCGGGTCAATCTTATATAGCTGCCCTTCAAGCCATGCAGCGGTAAGCCCTTCTTCCAGTGCTTCACCAACAGTTTCTTTGCCTACTTTGATAGACCCATCTTTAATACCGTCGAGTAAGCTAGTAAATAGTTTAGAAGCGCCTTCTTTACCTTCTTTGCCACCATACAAAATATCAGGCATCTTATCAAGACCGATACCCAAGGTAGCCAAATTCACTGTTGCTGCAACTAAACCGGTGCTAAACGCGTTGGTCATGGCAAGCTCATGGGCTTGCGACTCCGATTTGCCTTGCTGTAGGGCTAGCTTATAGGTTTGGTCGTATGCGTTGCCAGCTTCACCACCAGCAGCTTCGGCTACATTTGAAGCTACAAACGTGCCCTGTGCCGCTGTACGCGTATAGGCTTTAACTGCGTCTTGGACGTACCCTAATCCCTTAGCGCCCCAAGATACGGCTTTACCTACACCGCCGCCCAGTGCCCACTGGATACCTTCTTGAACAAGCTCAGTGCCAATGTACTCCATGGCAAACGTGCCGGGATACTTAGTAGCACCCTCAAGAATTGCACCGACAACCCCTGTACCCTCAGACTTATCAATTAACTTCTTAATGTTCTTAAGGTCGTCCTTGTATTCTTGCGTAGTGCTGGCGGTAATCATGCCAGTCATGCTATCTAATGTCGTACGTACGGCATCATTACGTGGGTCTTTACCCGCCATAATTGCCAAGTCGTTGTAGGCACGGACGAGTTCAGTACTCCCCTTAAGAACCATCGCCGTACCATTAATAACTGCAGGACTACCCGTTTCTTTGGCAGCATCTAAAATGTTATGAACAAATTCGACTGATTCGGCAGCGGTTGGTAGTACTTTAACCAGTGCTTCTTCGTTCATAGCGTTGAACGTGTTGACCATATTCCAAGCATCTAGCTCAGTAACATCTTGGTATTCGACTGCTTCGCCGACTTGTACCTCTACCATACCCCCGGTAGTCGGGTCATAAACGCTACGAGCGTCATTGTTGCCAGTAATCCATACGCCCTTACCGTCGCTAGTGCTAATTAGCCATGCGCTGCCCGCGGCAATTTCTTCTTCATTAGCAAATTTAGCCCCAACTTTAGGTAGCGAATATATGCTTGCTGGGGGGTGGTTTTCTTCGGAATACGGAGCACTTTCGACCGTTACCTGTAGCACACCCTTACCATCGTATTTAGGTACGAAGTCGCTTAGGTTCTTGGTAGTTTCCCCACGGAAGATTTCTTGGATTGACGCTTCTTCAAGCCGTGTTAAATTAGTACCGTATTCGGTTTCGACCAAGTTTGACAGCTTGTTATACGCACCCTTATCGACTCGGGCCAACTGGTTAGCACTGCTATACCCTTGAGTACGTGCAACTTCATCCATACGACGCACTTTGGCTACTTCAAGTGCAATCTCTGCATCGTCCAGATTGGTGTATCGACCTTCTTCCAAACCTTCTTGAAGGTAGTTAATAGATCCACTTACCCCGTCACCGTACCCATAAAGACGTTTGTATTCTTCTTCTTTCCAGCCCGGATCTAGGTCTGCAACAACTTCATCGGCTATGCCCTGAATAAGCTCGTTAGTTTTAGCGTTAATTGGGTCAGCGGCATTGCCGACTTGTTCTTTGTATAGCTCAGCATATTTAGGTTCTAAAAGCTTAACTTTGTCTGCTTCAATAGCGTAACGATCTGCTATCTGGGTTAGGCGGTAAGCGTATGTATTGTGGTACGCAGTAGTATATTGGTCTACTTTAGCTTGAGCCGCTGCTAATTCTTCAGCAGTAGCTTCGCGAGTATACGTATTGCCGTATTCGTCAGAAGATACTACGCCTTGTTTAATCTGGTCTAGCTCGTCTTGCGCCCGTGCAGCGGCATCCTTTAAGCTTAGAGTTTCCCCGCCATTCCATTCGTTAGCACCATATTGGACAGTTTCCCCGCTATAAACACGGTTAACTTCTGCCTCTTTTTCTGCATACGCATTACCGGCGGCAATCGCTGCCTGTTTATTTTCTTCCGTGCGGTTGGCGTTGTAAGCATCCGCGGCTTCTTTGGCCTTGGCGTAAGCCTCGTCCCGTTCCTCGAACAATGGGGCAATTTCGTCTGCCAATAATGCGTATTCTTCTGATACGGCATCACGTACTTGCGAGGCTTTAGTAAACTCCTGCACTGCGGGATCGGCGTTAAACGACGTGAGGTTTGCGGTCAGCGTTTTAACATCGTTAACAAAATCGCTAGTAACATACTTGTTAATAGCCGATGACGCGCCTTTCATGAAGGAACCGGTCAGGTTAATCGGTGCCTTACCTCCAGTAAACACGGCGCTAGCTACGACCTGTGTAAGAGCATCGGCTGCAATAGCCTTAACTTCCGGAGGCATGTCTTTAATGACATCCGGCATATCAATATTAGTGGGTTCAAAGTAGTTTGAAACTGTCTTAATTACATAGTTAACACCGTCGGTAACACCATCCATTACCCCACGAATTATGCTGTTTGCTGCCGCCGTAGTGAGGTCTTTACCCGCAACCGCTGCACCGGCAACGCCAGCTAGGGTAGTTTGTAACGTGCCTTGAATAGCACGGCCTACATAATTTGGGGCTTCTTTAGTCCCACCTAGGTCGCTAAACCCCGGAATCTCGTTCAGTGCGGCATTAATACCTAGGGATAAAGCTGCCTGTGCCCCACCCATAAGGGCACCTTGGGCTATATCCTTACCAGATGCGGCTGCGCTAAGTGCGCCAGAAGCAGAGAATGCTGTTACGTTGGCAATTACCTTAGCCGTTGTAGCACCTACTTCAAAACCCAGCGCAGTGCCAGCTTGCTGCACGCCGTTTTGAATCCATTGTGTACCTTCTACCGCAATGTAGGTAGTAGCAGCCGAAATAGCTGTGGCTTTCAATACATCTTCAAAATTACCACCCTTGGCCGCTGTAGATGCTGCAGTAATAAGCGGGATAGCCCAAGGATTACCGGTAGCCATAGCCGCTACCGTAGCTACAAACGTCAGTGGGTCATTAGCAATGCCTTGGCCGATCTTCTCAACGGCCTTACCTACAGGTTTTAGAACCTCTTGGCCGAGCTTTTCGAACCCTTTACCTACTTCGCTAAAAAACTGCCCTACAGAATCAAAAAAGTTACCTTTAAGGTATTCGCCATACGGCGCACCGCGGGTAGGGCTTCCTACCGGATGATCTAGCGACCACAGACGCGCCTGCGCCATGGACATCTGGACGACGGTAATGCGCGGAGGGGATAGCAGCGGATGGATCATTTTTTCTTCGTCGCCAACTTAAAGTAGGTTTCATAGAAGCCATCCTTGGCTTTGACCGTCTTGGCCTTACCAAGCTTTAACTTCTCCAGATACTTGAAGATGTTACTACCAAGTGCCTCTGAAGTATACCGTGTCAAGGCGTTTTGTACGCCACTTTTAATGAGGTAACGCGCATATAGTTCTGAGTTACCCTTATAGTTTTTGATAGTGTCGATGTTAAGCACCCAATAAAACACCGTTGTACGATCCTTGTCGTAGTGCCCGATAAACACCGTGTTACCAAACTGGACTGCCTCAGAGTTGGGTTGCTGTAGTTCTACGATAAGCATACCAATTTGCTTAGCCAATTCGACACCACCGGGCTTACCTTCACTGAACCCATGGATCATGATTTCCTGCATGGACAGCTTGTTACGCTTACTATCTATTGAATACATGGTGTTCCCTTATGGTAGTCTGGATACGAACTGAACAGTTACGATGGCGCTAGGCGCTGCGGGGCGGATAGGAGTTATTTGGGCCGGAATTGTTTCAATAAACACGTTTGAGCTGCTGGTATGCCAGACAATCTCTACGACATCCCCCGCCTGAACGTCCACAAATAGGTTAAGGGCCGCAACAAGCTGGCCGTTTGCTCCACTATGTCTTCCCGGTACCGAAAACACACTGTTACTATCCGGGATATCAATGTCATTTTGTTTGAACCACACATCAACGTCGTGAATAGTATTGTTGTCGATGTTGGTAAACAACAGACTGATCTGAATGTTGTACCGGCCCTCTACGTCGAACGTAATAAGAGATGGTAACGTGCCAGTAATTGTAGTAGATGAGACTGTCTGTGACGGACTAACAGAATATGTACCTTCATACCCCCACGGACGTACCGTATAAATACCAGCAGCCTGCAAAGTAAATGCGGCTGAGACCGTAACCGTGTTGGTAAGTGAATCTACATAGGTAATCCGAGTGTTAGCAGGCAAGCCCGTACCAGAAATAAACTGTCGAGCTTCGAGATCAGTAACATCATCCAGCACTACCGTAAATGCACCGGGTGCACCGCCGGATACAAAATTATATGGCCCAGTCAACGGAGTAGCTGTCGAGCTAAGCTGCAGATACGAATAAGTGCCAGCCGTAACCCCAGTGCCTGATAACAGGTTTGCGGGATACATACGCCCACTAGTTACACCAGTAATCGTTAGTACTGTTAGGGCAATAGACCCAATACCTACAAAGTCCCGGCTGGTGATTGCTACCCCGTTAGAAAAATCGGTTGTGTTGAGTCGGACTGCGTAGGGGATTGTTGTAGACCCATCATACTGATTGCTAGTATCGTGGAACGCTCCATATGGTGAATCCAAATACGACGCGCCGTACCGACCAATAAGCGCTGCAATAAGCGAAAATAACTGCGTAAAATACAGGCGAAGCACGTTCAGAGTGCTGGCACCCCACAGCTGTTTATACTCATAAGGGGCTACTGGCAGAGCCGGTACCGCTGGGTTATTGAGTCTTTTAGCCATTATCGACGCCCGTCGTTGCGAATATCAACTCGTGGGGAGCCAAGCTGCCATGTAGTGTTAAGCTGATTAGACTCGATCTTGAACACGAACTGACGTCCACGCACTCGGATAAATACCTGCCCAGTAAATTCCTCAACTGGAACAGTGGCTATACGGCTAACGTTTGCGGCATTGCTACCACCAACCGACGTGGGGTTTGTGTACCCAGACCCCGAATTTTTAAGGGGGATAACCGACAAAGTGGCCGTCGGCGCGGAACCATTAGGGGCATTACTAGACCCAGAGAACGTCAAGTCTGGCAGCATACGATACATAAACGAGAAGTTGTGTCCGTCATCCGCATCCCATTCGGCAGAACTAATCCAAGCGTTAAGCGGTGCCGGAGTGCCTGTAGCGTTGTCGTTTACACCGTTCTCATGGTACACGAGGTTATTGTGGTACGTGGCAGCGATTGGGTAATCCCTAGTGTCGCTATCTAACCAAGCGGTACGGGCAAGGTTTCCGTAGTACCAAATTTTTTCCATATAGTTATACACCACGTACTTATCTACCGTTTTACTTCCCTCAGAACAGTAGAACCACCAGACTTCATTAAACGCTTCAACTGCACCCGCAAATACTTGGTATGGCTGATCTCTAGCAATATCTTGGAAAATGTACTTACGAAGATCACAGTTTAATGTCTGTACTGTACCGTCATACATGTAGAACTTGTCGTTACCCATCCAATACAAAGTATTAGCAGCAAATACTGCACCGTTAGGGCTGAAGGACGAAGTGCCATCTGCAAGCAACGTGGTCTGCCAAACAACTGGAGCACCGACGTACTGCAAACTATATACAGCCATATCGGTTAGAACAACAATTTCTTGACGGGTTTGGATAGCTGTTGAAATTTCTGACCCATGAGATAAGAGTACCGACCCTGCTTGGTTTGTTGGTGCAGGGAGCCAGTTGTATGGGTCTTCTTGGTCAGACCACCGGACGAGCATTGGGTTGATATCACTGGAGCCAATATCGTTACATCCAAACGCAAACACAAACCGTGATACGTCCGATACTAAAATTGCGTGCTGTTTGGTAGGTACTTCCGTCCCTGTAAGTTGGACGGCGCGGTTGTTAGTTGTACCTGCACTCGCATCCCAATAATAAATGGCTCCATACCGCGGGCCAAATATGAGGTCTTCGCCGAAGTTTGATTGTGTCCAAAGACGAAGTTCATCAAACGACGTGCCACCAAACCCCCAAACTCCAGCACCCCAAGAACCTGCGCCCCAACCTACAGATGGAACTTCATACTCTGGGCCGACGTTTATCTGATAAGCCGCATCAACTGACGCACCGCCATCACCGATATCACTTGCGTTGGCAACAACTCCCACATCAATCGTATATTGATTAGCCGCAGGAATACTTATGATTTGGTATTCTTGGTTAAGAACCGTGTCGGTTATGTTACCCCCTAGCGTGACCGCACCGCTAAAGGTTACAAAATCCCCAATGATGTAGTCGTTATATCCAACATCTGTAACAGTAAGAATTGAGGATCCATCAGTTGCGGCAAATGTAGCATCGCCGGTTGTGGTCGCGGCCAGCGGAGTTATGTCATAGTACTGACCGCCGCGTTCTACATAATATTTAAGGTTAGTACCTACAGCGACTAAGTTAACTCCGCCTAGGGTTATCCATGACCAAAGCGCACGGCATACCCCTAAAAACGTATACTGCGACACTCGTTGCCAACCGCCAATAACTTCTGGCGTACCTTGGCGGAACCTAACTAACTGAGACTCATACCACCCCATCTCGTTGGTGTACCGCGTGTTTTCCCGGTTTACGCCGGGCCGGAACTGGATCTTCTTGAGTGGCACGATTCACCTCGTTGGTTACTATGTACGCTGCCGCGTGGGGTTATTACTGGTTATTGTATACGTCTTTCACCCAATTTTGCAGTGTGTAAAGCGTTAAAGTGGTTTCGGCACACTGGGCTGCAAGAGTGGCGACAGGAGGTAAATTGTCTGCGGAGTATCCAGCAGTTCCGCTGGGGGTGATGGGTATTTGGGACAGTCCGCTGCTACCTTTACCGGTGACGCGCATGCCGTAATAAGCACGCAGAGCATTAAGCTTAGTATTGTACGCATTTCGGGTCTCCTCTAGGATGCGCTGATTCTTGGCCTCGATCTGCCGGGTTTTTTCTTCCTGAGCCATCGCCGCGGCTTTTACCTCGGCTTTATAGGCGTTGAACAGTTTACGCTCGTCCAGACGGCCCTTGTAATAAATACCAAAAATGGTGGCTAGCACCAATAAAACTACCGCTGCCCAGCGAATCAGGGGGCTGAGGATTCCAAACATATTGCCATCTCCGCGTTGCGGCGTCGGGTCAAACCGGGCAATACGACGCCATTGGACTTGTTCCATTTTGGCAGCTCTTTACAGGCTGCCTCGTAGTTACCCTGTTTTAGATACTTAGACGCTGTACTACTGCAAGCTACTCTTGGGCCGATATTGTATACGGCATCAGCAAAAGCAATGAGTACGTTATCAGGCAGGTTTGGATGGCAACGCTCAACAGCACGGATGGCATCGACCATATCGTCTTCCAGCCGCTGCTTGCATTCTTCCAAGCTATACTTCTTGCCTTTTTGCACCTGTGTCGTCGAACCGTAGCAAACAGTAAGGATTGCGTCTCCCGGTCTCGGGTCGTAGTAGGCATATTGTCTTAATCCTTCAAAACCAGCGGCCAAAGCCGCGGCAGCGCCTAGGATGGCACCGTACCGTTTGACGTTTGGAGTTACCATTATATGCCTTTCTGAGCCACTAGGCGTGCCACGAAAGCAGCAGATACAGCCACAAAGCTAAGAACAGCAAAGAGATTACGAGGGATTTCATCTGAGAAGAATGGCAGAATTACCTCAAGACCAGACAGTATACCCGCCAAAATAATGAAGCGCAGGCTCCAGCTACGGCGGGCAATCTCTTTCCAGTTTGGGTATAAGTACATCATAAGCTATTCCAGATGTTATTCCAGCAAAGCGCTTCCGTCTTTATAGCAACTGGCTCGACATATGACAAGTGGTAAGCGACTGATGGGACTGGATTAAATACGGTCAGAACCCCGTTCATGTTGTTAAAACCACGGTATAAACGGTTAATTGTGTGAGCTTCGTTGACATTTGGGTACTCTAAAGCCAGCTTGGAATACACATCGAAATGCTCTTTTATATACTTTCCATGGGTTAGGAATGTATTGGTCGTGTGGCCGACCTGCCTCCAGTACCGTTTCCCGTCGTGCAATAACACAGTCGGTTCTTCGCGCCCAGCCTCGTATCGGAATGGGCAGTCAAATGGGAAAATCACAACCTTGTCTAATTTAAACCTGTGACTTAAATTTGCGTATGCCGTTAGCATGGACTCTATGGCATCCTCGTCGTGCAGGTAGTCATCCTCTACGGAATAGACCAACCCGTCCACTTCTGACGCTAACCTGAACTGCTCATAGGCCGAGTGGTTAAATGACCGCACGCCTTCCGGAGCCTGTAGCGTAGTTATCTGTACATCAGCCTTGCAATGCTTTACCACTTCGTGCATATCAGCAACGAAGCCGGCATCGCTGTTGTCGTCCAGAATATGCAGGCTTACTTCTGCGGAAGACTTGTTAATAGAGATGCACAGGGATTTTAAGCACTTTAGCACCATTGCCCTGCGGTCTTTGCCGCATATTCGTACAAACTCACCAGCTATATTTTCGTCCAGCTTGGACTTAAGGCAAGTCCGTAGAATTACAGTTAGTCGCATTTCTTAACGAAAGCAAGCTGAGCGCCGTGCGGTAGGCGCAACATGTCAATCTTGTCCCAGTAGCAATGGATAAACGCATCTACGGCCAGCTTGGGCGTGTTCTGCAGCTTCTCGTTATACCAAGCCACGCAGTCATCACACAGGATAATGCCGCCCTTGTCGATCAGTTTGAACGACAGGATCAGGTCTTCCATGACGGTAGCGGCGCGATGGTCTCCGTCGATATAGATTAGATCAGCCTTGACGCCGCGTTTATACAGATCAATCAAGCCATTCCAAGAATAATCGTTGATGTATTCGATGTGGTCTTTGAGTTCAAACTCAGCAAGATTAGCGCGGAATGTATCGCCTGCCTTCGCCACCACATCTTCTTCGATATCGTCCGATTCGGCGTGCGGGTCAATTGCATAGTGCTTGTAGTCTTTGTACTGCTGGGCCAGCATTGCGGTCATGTTAAAGGTTGTGTGACCCTCAAACACGCCGATCTCAATGACCGTTTTTGGAATACCGTATTGTTGAACGAGCCAGTTAACGCTCATTGCGGTGTAATCGTGGAACACCGTATTAAATTGCATGACTTCCCCTTAGTCAGATAAATCTATGTTGGGCAATGCTCTGCGCCCGTGTTTTGGTCGTCCAAGAATAGTTGTCTCAGAACCCTTCTCATCATACGCGAAAACGCCCATCTGATGGATCGGGAAAATGTCTGCACGCAAAAGAATGTCCAGCGGCGCATTGATACCATATTTAATTACATGAGCGATCATGTTCTTTGCTACGGCAGGATCAATGGCGTAGGCATGTGCGCGGCAAATGAAGTGGTAGTTCGGGCCTTCGGATGCGTGCGGAGGCGTTGGTAGCACCTGCCAGCCCTGCTTGACTTGTTCGTAAGACCCAAGGTAACAGATCGAATTGAACACAGCATGCTGCGTATAGGGCTGCAACATAACGCTGTCATGCTCAAGAATCACCAACGGCTTGTCTTCTTCTACGCACTTAACCCAGAGACTGATGTGTGACAACGCACAAGCAACCTCACCACGAGTCAGGTAGTGGTCCGTGATCTTGATGAGGTTCAGCGCCGGATGATGGTGTTCTGGCGGTTGCACTGGGTTAACGTGACCATTATACGCATCCCAGTATTCCCAAGGCTGCTCGACTTTTTCACAAGAGTCTGCGCAGCGCTTGGCTAAGGCTTCAGAGTTTTCGTTTCCTACAACACGAATGATATATGCCTTAGACGGCACCATGTCGTAGGAGTTAAATAAACTTTTCATATACCGCAAACATATTAGCAGTTGAACCTGAAGTAAAAATATCTACCCAATTTGTAGCAGTTCCGATTTGGACAGGAGAAGATCTATTCACCGTACTTTCAACGTTTTGACCAAGTTGCCCGAAATTATTCGCACCGCAAGACCAAATAGTCCCATCGGTTCTTAAAAAACAACTTGATGTAGTATCGTTATTTTCGGCTTTTTCCCATATCGTTAATGCGCCAATTTGGGTTGGCGACGACTTACTGACAATTGAGTTTAATCCCAATTGACCAGAACCATTAACGCCCCAAGCCCAAGCTGTATTGTTTGTTTTAATAGCAACACAACTTCCACTTGATACGTTCCCACATGTGGAAACTTCACTCCAATTTGTCAACGCTCCAACTTGAGCTGGGGACGAACTATTAGCAGTTGTATTGTTACCAAGTTGACCATCGCCGTTATTGCCCCAAGACCATAGCGTGCCATCTGTTTTTATTGCTAATGAAGAACTCCCACATGCTACTTTTGACCAGTTTGTATCGGCGCCAATTTGAACAGGGGATGATCTTGCGATTTCGTCTCCAACTCCTAATTCTCCTTTATTATTATATCCCCAACCCCAGAGCGTTCCATCGGATTTGGTTGCCAGAAAAGAAAAATAATTTCCGGATACCGTTGACCATGTCGTTAAAACACCAATTTGAACAGGAGAAGATCTATTTACTGTGTCGCTCACGCCAAGTTGACCAAGCGTATTTTCACCGCAAGTCCATAACGTGCCATCATATTTCACAAAAGCCATTGTATTTGCTTGTGATGCTGCTGATTTTACACCCATGAAAACATTATTTAATGTCGGTGTTGATCTAGTTGTTCTATTATTTGTGCCAAAAGCTCCATCCGAATTTCTACCCCAGTTATATACCTTGCCGTCTTGAGTTAAACCAGCGCTACCGAAACCAGCCGCAATATGTGTAAAAGGTACCGTTCCAATCATTACCGGTGACGATCTTGCTACTGTCGTGCCATCACCAACTTGATAGGCCGAGTTATATCCCCACGCGTATATTTCATATGACGGCGGTATCGGCCATTGACTTTTACTTCGATAGTACCCGGCCTGTTCGAGCGTCCACACCCCCGGGGCAGAGCCGCCGGAGGTTGCGCTTGGACCAACAACTACAGGGGCGGAGCGATTGATAAAACCTCCGGGAAATCTTGTAGACATAGCCTACCCCTTACAGGTTCCAGATTGCGTCGAGTTCTTCTTGGGTGGTACAGGCGTTGATCTGTGCAACGCGCTCTGTGTAAACCGTATTAGCCGCCTGCACAACTGCCATATCCATATGCGAATCAGGATCCGGGTCAGTTTCTTTGTTCATCTCGGTCGTGATGACTTGCTGATATGTGTTGTTAGCCTCTGAAATCAGCATACCCTTGCGATCGTCCACGGTCAGGTAGCCAATCTGCCAGCGAATCTCAGCCGGGGTCGGTGCCAGATCAATGACGTGCCCATTGATATATTCACGCATCGGATTAACTTCCGGCGTGATCTGGATGGCTTCGCGCCAGCCACCTTGTGTGTCAAGAATGCCTTGTGACGGTTTGTAATCCCATACGTCCAGAACTTGATCGCCCTTGGCGCGGATCCAAAAACCTGTTGCAATAACGTCAGCCATTTATAAACTCCTTAAGTTGTTCAGCTACTTGTTTCATAGGATGGTCCCAATCGCCGTGAACCTGCTGTCGGAACAGTTTAACGCTATCGTACCATTCGGTCGAGCATCCGGGTTTTGCCCACAGGTAGTACGGTAGAACAGGCACGATAATCCATGTTGGCACACCCATGGCCGCCGATAGGTGGGCTACAGAGGTGCATGATGTAATCACTAGATCGCATGACGCAATTGCCGCACGAGTCTCTTCCCAGTAGTTGAGAGGAACTTCTTTGACCCAGTACGGGCGGCTCTCTGCGCCCTCATCCCGTTGCAGGGAAACGTATTCGGCGTCGCTCCCACCCACTGCATCAAAGAAACGCTGCGGCGGGAACAGTCGGTGTTGCTCGTGCTCAAACTGGGGGTTGCCCTGCCAACGTAACCCAATGCGTTTCTTTTTGCCTTTCGGTACGTCAGGCTTGCTGATGTAAGCGCCACCGCGTACGTCTTTGTATTCGAGCTTTAACGGCAGCACGGCGGACATACTTGGCACCCAGAAGTCATGCACGACACCAAACATAGCCTCGTGCTGCACCACAGCCAGAACGCCCGGGATATCGCGGAACAGTGTGGCAAGCTGACCAGAGCAGGCAACAATAACCTGACAGCCCTTGTCTACAATGTAGCGGATAAACCCAGCGCCGTGGATCTGATCGCCAAACCCACCTTCAAGGTTAAGCAAGATCACGCCTTTAGACTCGCCGTCCCACATTGGAGTCGGCACTTTAGGCGGCTCATTGCCGTAAACCTTTTCGATGCGGCCACGGAACATATCCTGAGATCCGGCCAGAAGGTTGCCATTCCACATCCGATACCAACCACGATTAAACGCAGCTCGGTTATTCCAAGGCTCTTCGCGCTCGATCTCTTGTGCGAGCTTCCAGCCTTCTTCAAAGTTACCCATCAGACCAGCAGCGAGCTGCATGTCCAGCTTGTGGATCGGACGACTTGATACCTTTTCGCCAAGCCAGAAGCGTGGCTGCAGGAACTGATCGTATGACCGACCGAGCAGTTGTTTGGTGTCCGCAGAGTTGGAGTAACGCTTTAGCTCAGGCTTAATGTCATGCAAGCCTTTAACCTGCCAGACTTCCTCGTCAAGCTCTTTCAAACTGGTGCCGTCGATCTTAGTAACGTCGTACCCGTCAAACGGTTCAAGCTCCAGAAACTCTTCTACCCGGCGCAATTGTGCAATCGGATCGGCAATTAGTTCGTCGTAGTCCACGCACAGGATGCACTCAGGGGCAAATGAATAGCCAGTCTCTAGGGTTTGATATGACTCTTTGAGATGGTTAATAAGCTCAGAATCACGACAGAATTCGTTCTCATCTTCAGGTTTTGCTACCCGTACAAATGACGCCGCGCAGTCAGGGATGTTACGAACGGTCGCCACAATCTTAGGCTTGTGACCCAGCACCATGGCCATCGTGCGAATGTTTACGTCTGACGCCCAACCACGCGCTTTATCAAGGATGACTGGCTTATCAATGTGCTCGTACTTAGTCTCGCAGATATTGCGGAGAATCTTTTGGATCTCCTTCTCTGCGGCCTCTTTATCTGGCTGCGCCTGAACAGACATAGCGTCCGCCCAAGCGCGTAGGGTGCCAACCAGAATGTCTAACAGGCCGGACGTAGCCGACGCATGCAGACTTGGATGCTGGTTAAGAATGGCCGCGAGAACTGTGCTGCCGGAACGCGGCAATCCGGATAGGAAGTAGATGTTTTTCATCTGACTAGATTAGCACAGGGTTGGCTGTTTTTCATTAACCGGGCACGTACGCAGTTTGAGTAACTATAGTATGCCCTGCAATTGGGCCTCTTGCGATATTGGACCAGCTAGTAAGCAAACCAACCTGAACAGGTGATGATTTGTTTGTAGTATTGCTTTGACCCAACTGACCTCCGGTGTTAGCACCCCATGCCCATAACGCACCATCAGTTTTTATAGCTAAAGTTGTATTTTGAGAACACCCCACTTTAGACCACGTTGTTAATGCTCCAATTTGTACTGGGGATGATCTATATGCAATAGTGTTATCCCCTAATTGACCGCTGTTATTTCGCCCCCATGCCCATAAAGTTCCATCTGTTTTTATGGATACTGTATGACTTAGACCGCAGGCGGCTTTTGACCATGTTGTTAATGATCCAACTTGAGTTGGCGATGATTTATATACGACGCTATTTTGACCAAGTTGGCCATATATATTGTTTCCGCTACCCCATAAAGTACCATCTGCCTTTAACATTATTGCATGATTTTGGCCGCCTGCAATGTTAGACCATGTTGTTAATGCTCCAATTTGTACTGGGGACGATCTATTTATAGTAGTGTTGTCACCTAATTGACCATTACCATTATTGCCCCAAGCCCATAATGTACCGTCAGTTTTAATGGCTAGAGTCGCTGTCTGTAAACATTCAGCATTAATCCATGTCGTTAATGCACCGACTTGAACTGGGGATGATGCGTTTGCAATACTATTATTTCCTAATTGACCATTAGCATTGTTGCCCCAAGACCATAATGCACCGTTAGTTTTCGTGGCCATTGTAAAATATGCACCGCAAGAAACACCAAGCCATGTTGCTAATGCGCCAATTTGTACTGGGGACGATCTTTTGACATTATCATTTTGACCTAATATCCCGCTACCGTTTGACCCCCACGACCAAATTGTCCCGTCTGTTTTTGTTGCAACAGTGCTATAATTTCCAGACGCAATATTGTTCCAGTTTGTCAACGCGCCGACTTGAACAGGGGATGATAAATAAACAAGGTTGTTTTGCCCTAATTGTCCATCGGTGTTAAACCCCCAGCTAAACAACGTATTGCCAATAACCACACCCGGCCAATTAGCTGCACCGGCTGCTTGCATCTGAGACTGTCTGGTCCACACGCCAGAGTATTGTTTCCACTGTGCCATGACGTGTTCCTTATGTGTTTAGGATTGCTGCAGTTGAATACTTTCCAGCAGATACTGTCAGCCAAGTTGATAACGCGCCGACCTGAACTGGAGATGATCTATAAATAGTATTTTTTTGTCCAAGTTGGCCAAAACTATTCTGACCCCACACCCAAAGTGTGCCGTTAGATTTAATAGCAGCTCCATTCCAATAGCCACACGAAATTTTTGACCAATCTGTTTGCGTACCAATTTGAACCGGTGAAGATCTTCTTACAGTGTCATTTTGCCCTAATTGACCAAACTGATTTTGACCCCAAGACCAAATAGTCCCGTCATTTCTTCTGGCAATCGAAGTATATCCGTTAGAACTAACTTCTAGCCAAGTTGTTAAAGCACCAATCTGAACCGGTGAAGATCGTGATCCGCCTGAAATATTTATACCCAATTCACCAAAACTATTAAGCCCCCAAGACCACATTGTTCCATCGGTTCGAGTCGCTGTAAAGTTAAACACACCGCCGGATACGTTTTTCCATGTAGCTAAAGCGCCAATCTGAACCGGTGAAGACCGATGAATAACGTTGCCTTGACCCAACTGACCGTAACTTCCGCCCCCCCAAGACCACATTGTTCCATCGGTTTTTATGGAGACCGTGCCGTTTTGGCCCGATCTTACAGAAGACCAGTTTGTTTGGCTCCCGACTTGAGTGGGCGAAGACCTGAACGCTCTATCGTTTAAACCAAGTTCACCGCCGCTATTTCCACCCCATGTCCACAATGTATTGTCTGATTTTATGGCTGCCGACGATGCAGACAACCCTCCGACTACACTAACCCAATTAGTGAGCGCACCAATTTGAACCGGTGATGACCTATAAACAGTATTATTAGTGCCTAACTGCCCAGTATTATTTTCCCCCCACGACCACAAAGAGCCGTTTGAACTTATGGCAAGCGAACTATAATTACCACTAAGAAAAATAGTTGCCCAAGTCGCTGATCCAACTTGTGTTGGGGATGATTTATACACCCTATCGTTCTGACCAAGTTGTCCGGCTTGGTTTATACCCCACGTAAATAACGCAGGTTCCGGCGTGCCCGGTTGCAACGGGTCAAAAAATGCCTGTATGAAGCCGCCTTTGTAGCGCATGCTCATGGCGTTACTCCTTACGACGCTTTCCGGAACCAAAACCGGAATCAATTAACTTTTGTCTTTTTTCTAAATCGGCCCAACGTTTTATAGCGCTTTCACGAAGTTTTTGTTTTGTCTCTTCAGAGAACTGTCTATTTTTGCGAGCTTCAGACATTTTTTTTCTGGCCTCTTCAGTGTGCTTTCTACCGGTATTGTGACCCGGCTTTCCAAAATTTGGATGAAGCTCTCCTCTTTTTCCATACATACCATTAGCATCGCCGTACAGACCTTTTGCGCCTCTTCCGCCTTCACATATGTTATATCCATGAGGAAGAATGGTTTTGTAAGAAACGATTGCCTTGCGTTCCAATTCATAACAATAGTCTTGTTCAGCCTTACAGATTACTTCTAACTTGAAGTTATCTCGACCATATTTAAATATTGCATTTTTTATTGCTGCTTTTGTTTTTATTGTCTGGCAGGCATGCGCATTCATGCGCGCCCTTGGGTTTTTGGACACGCCTATATACAGCATTCCGTTCACAAGATTTGTTATCTTGTATAGGTATGCAACTGTCATTTTTATGACAGCTCCTCATACGAGGCAGAGTACGTAATTCCGTTTGCCGTGCCAGATGTCACTACGATGCTGCGGTCTTCTTCCAGATAGATAGCGGTCGTCTTGTCGGTTACGATCAGCGAGGCGTCTGCCGGGACAGCAATGGTGGAAGCAATCGGAAACGCTGTGCCACCACCGGCCTCTGCAGAGTTAATTGTTACCGTGCAGTCCACTGCGGAAGTTCCGTTTACGTTGGCAGCCACAATCTGGTTTACCTTAAACACCTTGTTAGACCCAGCAGGATTAGACAGCAGCGTTGTCGCTCCCGTGGTTGACGGCGTGGCGTATGCTGTTTTACCTAAGCCGGTAGTAAGCGCGAGTAAGTTTGGGGCTGCCATAGTATTTCCTTAGAATCCGAAG